GTCGAGAACACAACCACAGGCACAGGTTTCCTGACTTCTGGTTGGGCATCAACAAGCACCATCACTTTGACTGCTACTGGTACGGTTTCACTTAACGCTGGCGATGTATTCCAAATTGCTGGTGTTTATGCGGTTAACCCCCAAAATCGTCAAGCCTACGGCACAAACAAACTGCGTAATTTCGTGGTTAAAACTGCCGTTTCTGCTACTGATGGCACTATGTCTGTCGTGGTTAGCCCTGCTGTGATTACCGCTGGTCAATTCCAGAACGTGTCAATCCCAACAACTTCCTCAACAGCAGCTATCACGTTCTTTAACAAGGCAGGTACTGTTTCCCCACAAAACATCATCATGCACCGTAATGCTTTCACATTGGCAGTAGCCGATTTGGAATTGCCAGAAGGTGTGCATTTTGCTGGTCGTGCAAGCGATAAGGAAATTGGTTTGTCAATGCGTGTTGTGCGTCAGTACACCATCAATAATGACTCCATTCCCACACGTTTGGACGTTTTGTATGGCTGGGCGCCTCTGTACCCTGAATTGGCTTGCCGAGTAGCAGCCTAATGGTCAAGGGGGGCTAATCACCCCCCGTTTTAAACTTTATTAAAGGAAATTATCATGGCGAATCCAGGCCCAGCAACGACAGTCACCCAAGAATCATTTGCCCCAATGACCAACGTGGTCAAAGGCGGTGTTTTTTCTTTGACTCTCACACCCTCCGCTGTTGCAACAATTACAACTGCCGCCCAAAACTTTGCCAGCACTGGCATTGGTTTGGTGGTTGGTGATTTTGTTTCAGTAGCATTTAATGGCGCACAAACTGCGGGCGTAGGCGTTCTTGACGCTTATGTTTCAGCCGCTGATCAATTGACAATTCGTTTTGTTAACCCAACTGCCGCAAGCGTTACACCAGCATCAGGTACTTACCTTGTGTCTGTTCAGCGCCCAAGTACCTCTACAGGTTATGGCCAAACTTCTCCATTACTTTCTTGGTAATTTGAGTTCAGTTTAAAAAAAGGCCACTCTCAAAAGGGGTGGCTTTTTCTTTATTTAGCGTTACAATTTAACCATTCTTGAAAAGGAATTATCATGGCTCTGCAAACGACAATTTTGCGTGGAAACATCTCCAACGCATTCGTTATGGGCGTGGCGTTTAGTGCTACAACCGTTGCCACTTCTGGCGCATCTAAGACTGTTACCGTTGCGGGCCTCATGGTCGGTGACGCAATACAAGTAACTTTGCCCGCTGCACAAACCACGGGCGTTGCTGTTGCAAATGCTTATGTTTCTGCGGCTGACACTTTGATTGTTCAGTTTATCAATGCAACAGGCTCAAGCGCTTCTGCTGCTGCGGGTACTTATACCGTAGTTGTTAATCGTCCTGAGTATTTGCCCCTTGATTCAAACGCTGTTTAATCATGTCTAATACAACGGTTTTACGCCCTGTAGGAGTAACAACTGCCATTTCGGTGGGTGCAACTTCTACTGCCGCAACGCTTATTACTGCAAGCACCAATGACCAAGTTAACTACGCTTCTTTCATCAACACGGGTGCTACCTATGTTGCTGTGAGTCTTGGCGATGCTAACGTGGCTGCGGCTGTATTGCCTGTAAGCGGTTCAACCACAGGGAACTTTGTGTTGCCCGCCTCAATGACAGTTCCGATTGTCTTGGCAGTACCCGCAAGCCCTTACTATGTCCGCATGATCGGTTCGGGCGCTGGCCCATCAATCGTTTATGTCACCCCCGTGGGCGATCAAACCTAAGAGGCGCTATGTCTGACCCTGCACAATCCACAGAACAAAACATTTTGCCTGTTCAGGCGTTGTTTAATGTTGATAAAACTTTTAACACGTTTATTGGTCAGGGTCAGCCATTTTATGCAATTCCAAACCCTAATCAATCTGGGTTAAACATCACAAACAGCGTCATCAATAGCACGACTATTGGCGCTACGACACCATCATCAGCGGCTTTTACGACTGCAACAGTCTCAACAGCCCCTGTAAGTGGTAATGATGTTGTTAATAAAACATATCTTGATTTTTATGCGGCTGGTATTTCTTGGAAACAACCAGTTCGTTGTGGAACTACCGCAAACATTACGCTTTCTGGATTGCAAACCATTGATGGCGTAACCGTTGTTGCTGATAACAGGGTGTTGGTTAAAAACCAAACAACTACATCACAGAACGGCATTTATTTGGCTTCTGCTACGGCATGGTCAAGAGCGCCTGATGCAGATACATGGAATGAATTGATTTCTGCTTTGGTGTTTGTGGAATCAGGAAGCACGTTAGCGGGGTCTGCATGGTATTGCACGATTCAGCCAGGCGGGACGATTGGCACAACCGCAATCGTATGGTCAAACTTCTCTGTTGCCGCAACTTATACCGCTGGCACAGGATTGACCCTTACTGACTACGTTTTCAGTATCACAAACACAGGCGTGACCGCTGCGGCTTATGGTTCTGCGTCTAAAACTCTGACCGCAACTGTCAATGCACAAGGTCAATTGACGGTGTTAGCCGCAACTGACATTGCCATTGCAAACACTCAAGTCTCAGGCTTGGGAACAATGTCAACGCAATCAGCATCAAGTGTGGCCATCACAGGTGGTGCAATTAACGGCACGACAATTGGTGCAACAACGGCTGCGGCAGTTAATGCAACCACATTTACAGGCGCTGGAACGGGCTTAACGGGTACTGCAACAAGTTTATCCATTGGTGGCAATGCCGCCACAGCCACAAGCGCTACAACGGCTACAAACCTTGCTGGTGGTGCAACAGGTTCACTTCCTTACCAAACCGCAGCATCTACCACAACTTTCCTGAATGCTGGTTCTAACGGTCAAGTTCTAACTTTGGCAAGCGGTGTCCCATCTTGGGCAACACCCACAACAGGAACTGTGACTTCTGTCAGCGGTACAGGTACGGTTTCTGGCATTAGTTTGTCAGGGACTGTAACAAGCACAGGCAATCTGACCCTTGGTGGAACGCTTGATTTGTCAGCGCCTCCCGCCATTGGTGGAACAACTGCAAACACGATTACAGGCACAACCATCACGGCAAGCACAAAGTTTGTCGGTACTAATTTTGATGCGGCAGGCTCAGGCGGTGGTGCTTTAAGAACTTCTAGCGGTGCGGCTTGTTTGCAATGGGGTGCTGGCGGTGGTGTTAACTTGACGCTTGATGGCGCATTTAACATGAATCCCGCCAATGCAACCATTCAGATTTCCCCCACAGGCACAGGCACTTTAACGGTCAACCCTGCAACTGCTGGAACAATGAACAACATGGCCATTGGTGGGACAACCCCTGCTGCTGGTGCGTTTACCACTTTGTCAATTACTTCAACATTTTCTGCTAATGGTTCTGTTGGCTCAAATGGTCAAGTTTTAACGTCTGCGGGTGCGGGTTCACCCGCTGTATGGGCAACCCCTGCGGCTGGCATCACAATTGCTGACGATACTTCAACAAATGCCACACGTTATTTGTTGTTTACAAGTGCAACAACAGGCACAGTATCAACACAGAATGTTAGTTCTACAAAACTACAATTTAACCCAAGCACAGGCGCTTTTACCGCCAATCAGCTAATCATTGCACCGTAAAGGAAAATCATGGGACAGTTAACTTTTCAAGCGACATTAGGCGGTGCGGTCAACTTGGCTGGCCCTAATACTGCGTCCACAACCACTTTTACATTGCCAGCAGCTGATGGCACAAACGGTCAATTTCTATCAACAAATGGTAGTGGCACGTTAAGTTTTGCTTCATCTACGCAAACTTACCCTGGCGCTGGAATTGCCAACTCAACTGGTTCTGCATGGGGTACAAGTTATTCCACAACTGGAAGCGGGACTGTTGTCGCATTAGCAACAAGCCCATCTTTTACAACACCAGTTTTAGGAACACCAACTTCAGGCACGTTGAGCAATTGCACCGTTGATGGCACAGATTCTGTTGGTTTTAGAAATATTCCACAAAATGCTCAAACTGGCAGTTACACAATGGTGTTGGCTGACTCTGGCAAGCATATTTATCACGCTTCAGGCGCTGGTGCGGCAACGTACACAATCCCTGCTGCATCTTCTGTAGCCTATCCAATTGGAACGGCAATCACCTTTATCAATCTTTCATCAACTTCAATTAGCATTGCAATCACAAGTGACACAATGTATTTGTCTAGTGCTGGCACAACTGGAACACGCTCATTGGCTCAATACGGTTCTGCAACAGCTATTAAAGTTTCGGGTGTTTCATCTTCAGGAATTTGGGTAATTTCAGGGAGTGGTTTGACATGAGTGGTGTTCAACAAGCTGTTTTCCAAAATTTACGATCATTTGGTGGCCCGCCTGGTCAACAAGCATATTGTTCGCCTGGCACATATTCATGGGTAGCACCTAGCGGAGTAACTTCAGTTTCTGTTGTCGCTATTGGCGGTGGCGGTGGCGGTGGCGGTTCATCTGCACCTACACCTGGCCGTGGTGGTGGCGGTGGTGGCCTTGGTTACAAAAATAATTATTCTGTTAATTCGGGTTGTTCATATACCGTTGTAGTTGCTGCTGGAGGCGCAAGAGGTAGTTCGTCTGGTGGTGCTGGCACTAACGGAGGCACAAGTTATTTTGTTTCTACAGGCACAGTAAGAGGCATAGGCGGCTCTGCATCTGCTTCTGGTGGAGGTGCTTGCGGTGGCGCTGGTGGATCATTTACTGGTGACGGTGGCGGTGTTGGCGGTACGGGTGGTGGTACTTTAAGTTGTTTCTCTGGTGGTGGCGGTGGCGCTGGTGGATATTCAGGAAATGGTGGCGCGGGTAAAGCGGCTGGCACAAATGGTGTTTCAGGTTGTGGTGGTGGCGGTGGTGGCGGTACGTTTACTGGTGGCGGTGGCGGTGTAGGACTTCTGGGACAAGGTTCAAGCGGTGCTGGTGGCGCACCAGCAACAGGCCGTGAAGGTAAAGGCGGTAGTGGTGGTTGTTCTGGCTGCTTTACAGGTTCTGCTGAAGGCGGGCGTGGCGGTACATTTGGAGGTGGTGGTGCAGGTGCTTGGGGCGCTTCTAGTGATTTTGGTGGTGTTGGTCGTGAAGGCGCAGTTCGTATTATTTGGCCTGGAAATACCCGTCAATTCCCATCGACTAACACGGGTGATCTTTAATTAAGAGATAAATAATGGAACTTTTCATTCGCATTAAAAACGGTCAACCGTTTGAACATCCAATTTTTAAAGATAACTTTGTTCAAGCATTTCCTGACGTAGATGTCAATAATTTACCGCCTGAGTTTGCTTTATTTGAACGCATTGCACGCCCACAACTAGGTGTTTATGAAGTTATGTTGTCTGAAGAATCAACATACGAGTTAATTGATGGCGTATGGAAAGATGTGTGGCATAAACGCAATATGACTGAAGAAGAAAAAATTGCAAAACAACAAGATGCAATTGTTTCTTTTAACAATCGTGATCAAAGAGAAAATTGGTCAGCATGGACTTTTGATGAAGTTACTTGCACAATGATTCCTCCTATTCCTAGACCAGAAAAAGACCAAACAAAGTTAGATGCTAATATTTTTACTGTTTGGTGTGGTGCAGAAAGCAATTGGAAAGATACTCCAGCACGCCCTAATGATGAAAATCAATATAATTTCGATTTTTTTGCTTGGCAATGGGTTCAAGTTGTAAACTAAGCACCTTATAACTAAGGAAATAAGCGTGTCAAAAGTAATTTCTAAAAAGTTAAAGGTGTGTCACGCTGCTGAACAAGTGGCAGAAGTTGTGCAAAACACGCTATTGCAAGTTGAATTACATTTTCCTTGTCCAATCTACATTATTGACCGTCCCGATTTTTTAGACTCAGTAAATGCTGTTTCTGAAGAAAATTTAGAAATACAACGTAAAGATCGTAAATTAGATGACCTTTACCCTGTTTACATGAGTGGCAATTATTATGCCGATTCACGTTTAGCTAAATTTTCTGAGTTTGTTGGTGCAACTGCATGGAATATTCTTAATGAACAAGGGTATGCCATGCAAGATAAAGCAGTTCAATTTACAGAAATGTGGACACAAGAACATTACAAGCATTCTGCAATGGATGCTCATGTGCATGGATTTGGCTCTCAAATTGTTGGTTTTTATTTTCTTGAAACACCAGAAAATTGCTCTAAAGTTGTGTTTCACGATCCAAGAGCCGCAAAAGTTCAAATAGATTTGCCCGAAAATGATGCGAGTATGGCAACCCCTGCAAGCAAAATGATCAATTTTGAGCCAAAGCCAGGCATGATGATTTTTGCAAATTCATGGTTAGCCCATGCATTTACCCGTCACGCCTCTGACAAACCAATAAAATTTGTTCACTTTAATTTAACTGTTATTTTGCAACAACAAAGTTGCCCTGCGCCAGCGGCTGAAATCGTATGAGCAAATTCTTGATTCGCTTTAACAAAAGCAGAGGTCAAGAGGGTAGAGGTTCAATGGATCATGTTTGGCGTGTGTTTGAAGGTGATAAGGAATATCTTGTCAAGCACATCAAAATTGAAGCCCCAATTTGGGATGAAACTGATGGTGTTGATTGGAACATTGCTTGCAACGGCACTTTGACACTTGATAGAGAAACATCAACAGCGGTGATCAAATGAGATTTATTTGGAAAATATCAGAGTTAAAAGGTGATTCCAAAGCTATTTTTCAGGCTAAGTATCACCTTGCTTTGATTGAAGATGATCTGAGAATTGAGACAGAAGGATATTGGAATTTTGACCCTAAGAAGGCAACAATCCCAACGTCTGATGTAACCGAGGAAATGGTGGCAAATTGGATTGATGAAGGCACTACCCAAGATGGTGTAAGTAGCATAAAATCAAGGCTAATAGAGCAGCTTGAATCGGTCAAAAAACAGCAAGAAATTGCGTTGCCTTGGAAGCCGCCCACATTTAGACTAAGTTAAGGAATCACTATGGCTGTGCCTTTTGACATTGTTAGCCGAGCGCTAAAAGATATTGGTGCATTGGAAGCTGGTGAAACTCCAACCCCAGACGCAGCATTAGATGCGTTTGAAATGATGAATGACATGATTGACCAATGGTCAAATGAAAACATGATGGTTTTCAATGTCACAGAAATCATTTGCCCTGTGATACCTGGCCAAACTCAATACACGATTGGCCCTAATCCCTCTACTCAGAACTTTATTGGCGCTTCTTTTACAGGCTCAATAACAGGAAATATCTTGACCGTGACAGGCATCTTGTCTGGTGCTTTGGCTCAAGGTCAAACTTTAAGTGGCACAGGCATAACCGCTGGAACAAAGATTACTCAGTTTTTGACAGGTGCTGGTGGCAACATCAATGAGGAAGGCACTTACCAAGTCAACATCAATCAGACTGTTGCATCCACAACCATAACGGCTTACTACCAAAAGCCTTTAAACCTTGATTCTGCGTTTGTTAGGGTAAACACTACGTCTAATGGCCAGCCTATTACGGGCGGTGGTTTGGACTACCCAATGTCTGTTCTTGCCTTGCAAGATTACGAAATGATTGGTTTAAAAACGCTAAGTGGCCCGTGGCCAAAGGCGGTTTACTTTAACGCTGGCTCAGACTCAGGTAACTTGTTTGTGTGGCCAAGCCCATCACAAGGTGAACTGCATTTGTTTGCCAATACTTTGTTTAGCCGTTACAACTCAATGTATGAGGACATAACACTTCCACAAGGCTATGCAATGTGCCTTAGATGGTGTTTGGCCGAGCGTTTGATGCCTATGTATGGCAAAGCCTCACCAACGCAAATACAAATGATTCAGACGTTTGCAGGGCAAGCTAAAGCTACCATCAAACGCACAAACATGGCCCCGCTTGCCGTAGCCCGTTACCCTGACGCTTTGCAGACGGGTAGGGCAAAGGATGCGGGATGGATTCTTACTGGCGGCTTTGTTTAAGGGGCTACCATGCCAGATTTTGGTTTTGTTGGTTCGTCTTATGAAGCACCAAGCATCTATCAGGATGCTCAAGAGTGCATCAATTTTTTTCCAGAAGTTGACCCTGTAAAACAACAAGGTGAGCGTGGGGTAATTGCGCTTTACCCAACGCCAGGTCTAACGCTAAAAGCCTTGTTGCCCAATTTACAAGAGGTGCGTGGGCTTCATACCGTGTCAGGCGGTGAGCAAATGATTGCCGTTTGTGGGCCTTACGTCTATGCGCTTACAGCCAATTTTGTCCCTGCGGTGATTGGCCAACTTAATTCCAGTACAGGAATAGTTAGGATTACTGACAACGGGGTGAATGTTTACATTGTGGACGGTGCTTATCGTTACACATGGTATATATCTAGCCCAGCTGCGGCTGTGTTTACGGGTTCTACAAGTGGCACAACATTAACTGTTGCAAGCGTTTCTAGTGGCACGATTGCTGTTGGACAATCTTTGTATGGCATTGGCGTATTGCCACAAACCGTCATTACTGCGCTTGGCACAGGAACTGGCGGTGTTGGTACATACACAATTAACAGAAGCCAGACTGTTGCAACAGCGGTGTTGAATTCTGCAACGGTTGGTGCGGTGGTGACTGCCACTATTGCAGGGACGGTAATGACTGTTTCTGCGGTTGCATCAGGCGTTTTACATGTTGGTCAGACTATTAGTGGCGTTGGCGTAACCATTGGCACAATCATTACGGCTTTGGGTACGGGATCAGGCGGTGTTGGAACTTACACGTTAAGCGTGTCAAGCACCGTAGCCGTTGGCGTGACTATGTATGGTTTGAACTTCTCTGTTTTGCCATCTACTGATGGTGCGTTTAGCGGTGCAAACACGGTGGACATTATTGACAACTACTTTGTCTATAACAACCCAACGACTCAGCAATTTGGCGCTAGTGACCTTTTGTCGCCTATTTCACCCCCACTAAGTTTTTCACTAAAAGATGGCGCACCAGATGATTTGGTGGCTTTGATTGTGGATCACCGTGAAATTTATTTGATGGGTGAGATTTCCTCAGAAGTATGGACTGATGTAGGCGCTGTGCCGTTTCCATTCCAGAGAATTCCTGGCACTTCTACCCAACACGGTATTGCTGCACCGTTCTCCATTTCTCGACTTGGTAACTCATTTGCTTACGTTTCCCGTAACAACCGTGGTCAATCCCAAATCATGCAAATGCAAGGATACGTTCCACAACGCATTTCTACCCATGCTGTTGAAAACACTTTAGTCAATAAATATGTTGGCGATGCTATTTCTTGGACTTATCAGTTAGAAGGCCATGAGGTTTTTGTTGTCACTTTCCCATCTTTGGAATTGACATGGGCTTATGACGCAACCACAGCCATGTGGCACAAGTGGCTTTACACAACAGACAACAACGAATATCAGCGTCACCGTGGTAATTGCTGTGCTGTGTTTCAAGGATTGGTCATTGTTGGTGACTATGAAAACGGCAAACTGTACGAATTGGACAAAACCAATTACACAGACGATGGCCAAAACATTCGCAGATTGCGTAGAGCGCCACACTTGGTGACTGAGTTTCAGCGTCAGTATTTTGATGAATTGCAGATTCAGTTTCAGCCAGGCGTAGGCACAACGGGCATTTCTGGCGCTACACAAGTTGACACTACAAACACCATTTATTTGGGCGATAATTACACCATTACCGCAAGTGCAACTTTAACCATCGAGCCTGAAAAGACTTACATTTTGGCGACTCAGCAACCTGTAATAACTTCAACCACAAACAACCCTCAAGCAATGCTAAGGTGGTCAAATGATGGTGGTTCTACATGGTCAAACGAGCATTGGACAAGCGTGGGTCAACTTGGTAAATACACTAATCGTGCTATTTGGCGCAGATTAGGAACAGCCCGTGACAGAATTTTTGAAGTTTCGGTAAGTGATCCTGTGAACTTTGTCATTATTTCGGCAAATCTTAAAGTACAAGGGGCAGAAAACTGATGGCTACTTCTGGACTTTCAACCACACAGCAGATAAATCCTTATCCACAATCAGTTTTTTTGGATGGGGCGACTAATCGTCCTACACGATCTTGGCAACAGTTCTTTCTTAACTTGTTGAATTTTAGTTCTGCTGATACTGCAACGGCAGGGTCTGCAACGCTTCCAGCTAACCCCGTTGGGTTTATCAATGTCACAGTAAATGGTCAGGCTTACAAAGTGCCTTACTACAATGTTTGAGAAAGTTTAAGTCATGGACAATTTAGTAAATTCATTAGTTACCAAAACCATTGGGTTAACAGATCAACAAGTTGTAAGTAAGTTGTTGGCTAATCCAAACATGAATGATTCTCAAATCGTTCAGTTAATGCAGAGTAGTGGAATTTCGCCTTCTCAAATGTCTAGGGTCGCTCAAATTCCAGAACAACAAATTTTGGCTAGAGCTGCCGCTACCATTCCCCGAGGTTCTTCAGCAACTCTTGGCGATACTGTTATTGTTCCTCAATACCAAACAAGTGGTTCTGGTATGGACGAGCAAGTTGGCGCACTTGAGGGTTTTGCAACATCTAAGTCTAATGGTGATGTTAACTATAAAGCCCCTGCTGGCACACCAGTGCAAATGTATAGTGCTGATGGTCAGTTTATAAATACAGTTAAAACTAAAAAAGATCAATCATTTTTTGGTGGTTTAGTAGATGCTTTCAAAGACCCTGTAGTTTTGGCCGCTTTAGGCGGTGCTTATGCGGGTGGATTGCTTGGTGGAACAGGTGCGGTTGGATCAGCAGCTGGATCAGCCGCTGGCGCAACGGGTGGCTCTACTCTTGGTTCTTTGGGTGCATTAGGTACTGAAGGGGCTGTAGCGGGCATGGGTGCGGGTACAGGACTAACCGCTGGTGCTTCAGGTCTTGGTTTAAATGCGGGCGGTGCATTGGGTACGGGTGCGGGTCTTGGTGCTAATGCATTGGGGTCTGGTATCACAGCGGGAAGCGGTTTAACAGGCACAGGCGTTTTGGCGGGTTCTACTTTAGGAACTGGTTTGCTTGGTTCTGGAACAAGCCTTGCAAGTCTGACAGGCACAGGTCTTTTGGCGGGTTCTGATCTTGGCACAAGTTTGCTTGGCACAACAGGCACAACAGGATTAACAAACACAGGCGTGTTGACAGGTTCTGACTTGGGAACAACTCTGTTAGGTACAGGCGCTAACACAGCCGCAACTACTGGTGGCCTTACAGGTCTAACCAATGCCGCTAATGTGGGTGCGGGTGCTTTGAATACAGGCGTTACCACAGGTCTGACAGGTTTAAATAGTGGCGCTGTGACAACAGGCGTAAACACTACAGGTGCAACAACAGGATTGACTACAGATGCAGCCGCAGATGCAGTAGCTAAAACAGCCGCAGACGCAGCAGCAGCCAAAGCCGCAGCAGATGCCGCAGCCGCTAAAGCCGCAGCAGATGCATCAAATGCAAAAGCCGCAGCAGATGCGGCAGCAGCGGCAGCCACAGCAAAAACGGCCGCAGATGCAGCAGCAGCGGCAGCGGCTACTGCGCTTACCACAGGATTGACTGTAAAAGCTGTAACCGATATAGCAAGTGCAGCCGTAAATCAACAAGGCATTACTGATGCTAGAAACGCAATCACAGCGGGCGGTGTAACAGCTAACGCAGCGTTAACTAAAGCATACACAGATGCACAAGCCTTGAATGCTTCTGGGCGCACAGATTTATCTAACAATTATGCAAATTTAAACACAAATTTAAATAATGCTTTAAATAAGCAAAGTGGCATTTACAACGCTACAAATACAGGTTTAGCTAGTAACTATGCAAATTTAAATACTAATTTAAATAACACTTTAAATGCACAAGCAAAAGTAGCTGAACAAACTGGTGCAAATTTAGCTAGCAATTATGCAAATTTAAACACCAAGTTAAACGACACTTTAACTAATCAAACGGGTGTTTTTAATGCAACAAATACAAATTTAGCTAACAATTATGCAAATCTAAACGCTAATTTAGGTAACACATTAGCAAGCCAAAAAACCGCCTATGACCTTGCTAATCAAGGCATCAATAAAAACGCTACAACGCAATTAGGTTTGTTGGGTAGCACCTACACAGGACAAAAAGAACAAGCTGCAGCAAATGCGGCTGGTTTAAATGCAAACTACAACGCTACCCTTGCTAACATGGGTAACGTTTATGATGAACAAGTTGGTTATCAGCAACCTTATCAAGCTGTTGGTAAAGCGGGTTCACAAGGTCTGATTGACAATCAAGGTTATTTGACCCGTCAGTTTGGCGCTTCTGATCTAAATGAACAGTTAGCCCCCAACTACGCATTCCAACTGCAACAAGGCCAAATGGCTAACCAACGTGCCGCCAACATGGGCGGTGGTAGTTTAGGCGGTAATGCGTTGAAGGGTTTGCAAGACTACACCCAAAACTATGCATCGGGTGCTTATCAGAATGCGTTTAACAACTTTAATACACAACGTCAAAACATCTATTCCACATTAGCGGGAATGGCTAATATTGGTACAACTTCAGCGGGTCAATTGGCTGGTCTTGGTAATACATACGGCTCTAACATGGCTGGATTGTCATCTAATCTTGGAAGCAACCTTACGTCTAATACAGGCAATTTGTTGAGCGCTGGTAATGCTTACGGCTCTAACACAGCGGGTGTTGTCAATAACTTAAACAATGTGTTGTCATCTAACCTTGGTCAATTACAAGGCGCATACAACCAGTATGGAAGCAATGTCACAAGTGGCGCTAATACTTATGGAAGTAACGTGCTTGCCAACGCCAACACTATGCAAAATGCCTATAACCAATATGGTGGTAATTTAACTAGCGGTTCAACTGCATACGGTGGTAATGTTGTTAACAATGCCAACCAACTGCAAAACGCTTACAACCAGTACGGTGGCAATTTGACAAGTGGTTCAACTAATTATGCGGGGAATGTTGTCAATGCCGCCAACACGATGCAAGGCGCTTACAACCAATACGGTTCTAATTTGTTAGGTGGTTCAACCAACTTTGCTAACAACTTAACAACAAACACGGGCGCTGGCATGAATGCCGCAAACGTATATGGTTTGAATTCCGCTAACCTTGCAACTGGTCTTGCGGGTGCTTTGGCAAGCAATGCTTCAGCAGCGGGTGCAACCAATGCAACAGCGTTAAGCAACCTTGGCAATACAGCTTTGCTTGGCTCTTTGATCAAAGCGACATAAGGATAAATCATGGCTGACTTTTCAATGAACGTAAATTACCAAAAACCCCAGACTACAAGTCTAGGGGACATGGTGAACATGGCTTCTGGGATTCAGAACTATCAGCAAACACAAAAGATGAATCCTTTGGTTTTGCAAAAAGCGCAACAGGAAGTCGAGCAAGCAAGACAATTAAATCCTTTGGAATTAGAAAAAAAGCAAATTGAAAATCAAGTTTTGCGTCAAAAGAATGATGAGCGTTTAAAACTGCAAGAGTTCACTAGCAATCCAACAAACTGGCAGACCAATGGCCGCATTGACATGGACAAGATCAATTCGGCCATTCCAAAGATTGCACCGTTGACAGGCTCTGATGTGATTAGTTCATTGAGTGGATTACATAAAAGCCAAACTGAGGCGGCTAGTGCCAAACAAGCACTAACGCAAACTGAGAGAACTATTATTGGAAACACAGATCATTCATTAGGATTGATGGGTGTTAACGATCCAAAACAAATAATTAAAGTGTATGAGGGATTGATTAAAAACAACCCTGATAACACATCTTTGGAACGCATGATCAATGCAAGAATTGATTTGCTCAAGCAAGCCCAAGCTGGCCCAAACATCACAAAAGATTTGCTTGCTGAATCTGCATCTTTATTGTCTATTCCACAACAACGTCAAGAGTTTGCACAAAAAGTAAGTTTGACTCCTACTGGCAGTGAGTTAAAAGAAACTTTGACAACGCCTCAAGGCATCACAGGACAAGCGCCAAGCATAAGCATGACGGGTCGTGCAGAGCCTTTGACGATTGGGCCAGGTCAACCCCAAGTGGCTACAGAAGGTAATCCTTATGGTTTGCCTGTTGGAACTACTTACATTCCTCCATCTGCTGCTACTAAACAACAAGCGCCAATGGTTACGGGTCTTGCGCCACAAATAGCAAGCACGATTGGTGCAAACACAACCATTGCTAACCAAGATTGGCAAGATACTTATAACGCTTCAAAAGAAGCACAACCAAGAATTGCCATCTTTCAGAACATTAAAAAGATTGCACCTGAAGGTTTTACGGGTGTTGGTGCAGAGCGTAAGAAGTTGGCAGCGGGCATTTTGAATGCAGCGGGAATTGATGCTTATACGGCTGAAAATACCGCCACAGACGAATTGGCCAAGAACACACGGTTGTTGGCTTTGGCGGGTGGTAATACTGATGCGGCTAGGGCTATGGCAGAGATTGCTAACCCAAGTGGCAAGATGACTTTGCAAGCTATCAAAGAAGTTTCAGACCAAATGATTGGTGTGGAAAGATTAAAAGAAAAACGTGCTGATTATTTAGGACAATTTCGCAATGATCCTGTAAAGTATCAGGAAAAATCACAATTGTTTAATAGATTTGCTGATCCTAGAATTTTCCAAGAAATGACCCCTGAACAGGTTGCCAAACTCAAGGCTTCTATGTCTGCACAAGACATTAAAGACATGAGCAAGAAAATCCAAGAAGCAAAAATGTTGGGGATTATTAAATAATGGCTAGTCTTGCTGAACTTTGGGATGCCGCCCCCGCAACGGCACAAAACCGTCAGGTTGACCGCATGGCTATCTTGCAAGACGAGATGACCAAAGCACAGCAACGCTTGCAATCAGGCGATCCAAGGGCGCAAAGCGACATTAACGCATTGACCCGTGAAATGGGTGGTAAAGTTCAATCTACACCACAACCAACAACACAACCCACACAAGCTAGTGGTCAAACATTGGCTGATCTTTGGGAAACAACCCCTGCTGCTAAAACGCAAGAGGAAAAAAAGGCTGAGAAAAAGAATGAACTGCCTTTGGCGGCTCAGTTCTACAACAAATTGCAAGAGGGCAAACGGGCTTTAGGCGAAAAAATTGTGGGCGCTGGTGAGGCAGGGTTAACCGCCCTTTCTGGTAGCGTTGCCGCCCCTGTAAGCGCCCTTGGTGGAATTGTTGGCACAATGACAAGCGGTCAATACGGCACTCAACAAGGCATTCAAGCGGGTCAAGACATGGCCCGTAGGCTTCAAGAGGGCGGTACTTACCAACCCCGTACAGCGCAAGGTCAGCAGTATGTGCAAGATATGCAACGTGCATTTGAAGCAAGCAAGCTACCGCCCGTTGGTGTGCCTGAAGTTATGGGGTTTGCACCGTTAGCTGGCCCTGCTAGTCAACAATCACAACAAGCCATTGGTCAAGCTGGCAGACAAATACCTAGCGCTATTGGCAAACAACTTGGTGTTGGCGAACTAGAGATACAAAGACAGTTTGAGGCTAGAGGCGGTAAGCAAAGCGCTGGCGCTGCGGCTACAACTGATCAAGCAACCATTAACGCAATGCTTGCCAAAGTAAGCCCTGAACTGCAAAACGAAATTCGTTCCACACCAATGAATCAGTTTAATATGCCCGCCCTTGAGCGCCATGTTGAGGCTGATACGTTGCCTGTGCCAGTTCGCCTGACCCGTGGTCAAGCCACTCAAGACGTTAATTTGTTATCTGACGAAATGAACATGAGGGGCAAAACCCCTGAATTGGCAAATCGTTTCAATGAGCAAAACGGCAAATTGATTGAAAACATAAATGCTATCAGGGACAAAGCAGCCCCTGATGTATTTGGCGTAAATCATCTTGAAAATGCTGACACAATCATCAACGCTTATAAAGCACTTGATGACACAAGAACTGCTGACATTTCTGCCAAATACAAAGCGTTAGAGGAAGCCGCTGGCGGTAACTTCCCTATTGATGGAAAACAATTTGTTGCAAATGCCGAAAGTTTATTAAGCAAAAAACTCAAGACAGATTTTGTGCCCCCCGCTATTGCCAAACAATTAGAGCGATACAAAAATGGCGAAGCAATGACTTTTGAGCAATTTGAGGCCATGAGAACTAATTTGGCTTCAGAAATGCGTAAGGCAGAAAAAGCTGGCGACGGAAATACTAAGACAGCATCAAGCCTTGTTAGACAGGCTTTAGAGGATTTACCGTTGTTTGGTGAGGCAGAAGCGCTTAAACCATTGGCAAACGAGGCTAGAAATGCCGCTAAAGCTAGGTTTGATTTGCTCAAGAAAGACCCCGCCTATGACGCTGCGGTTAATGATGTAGCCCCCGATAAATTTATCAACAAATACATTATTAGTGGAAACAAGCGTGATTTGGAAGCATTGACTGCACAACTTGGTAAAGGCTCAGAAGGCCATCAAGCCGTGTCTGCTGCTGTGGTGAACTATCTTAAAGACAAAGCTGGTGTCATAAACGATAACGGTAACTTTAGCCAAGCGGGATATAACAAAGCGCTTAGACAACTTGACCCTAAACTGTTGGAATTGGTTGACGGTGAGACTGCCCAACAATTACGGGCTTTAGGTAATGTGTCTAGGTACACACAAGCACAACCCCGTGGAAGCTACGTCAACCAATCCAACACATTTGTGGCGGGTGCTAAAGAAATGGCAAAGGGCGGTTTAGAAAAAGCGGGTAATGTGGCGGGTTTTGGCGTGTTACCACTTGGCACAATGACCCGTGAAGCGTTGGCCAGCAGAGCAGCTGCAAAGCAAACTCAGGAATCTTTAAAGCCTGGCGCTGGCACTAAACTCTCAGACTTAGGTAAACCCCCAAAACCCGTAAAAATTGATTTATCGGGCATGGCTAACAAGGAATAAATATGGCAGTCAATCTTGCACCTATTGGTAATGGTTTTCAATTCTTTACCAACACAGGCATTCCCCTAAACGGTGGGTATATCTACACTTACCAAGCTGGCTCTACAACCCCACTTGCAACCTACACAACTGCAACGGGAACTATTGCCAACACCAATCCTATTCAATTGGGGACAAGCGGTCGCCCCCCACAGGAAATTTGGTTAACTGAGGGTTTTTCATATAAGTTTGTTTTGACAGATTCTGCCAATGTGCAGATTGCCACTTACGACAACCTTTATGGCATCTTGGGAACGGCTGCGGCAGTTAACCCAATCCCCTCTGGTGGCATTATTATGTGGTCAGGTTCTATTGGCTCAATCCCTGTAGGCTATTACCTTTGCAATGGCTCTAACGGCACACCAGACTTGCGTGATCGTTTTGTGGTGGGTTCTGGTAGCACCTATGCTGTAGGTAACACAGGCGGTTTTACATCATCAGTCACAAGTTCTGGCGGCACAAACTTGCCCCTTTACTATTCTTTAGCATTCATTCAGAAAGCCTGAAATGTCTGATATTGATTTGGTTAAATATGGGGTGCTTTGGCAAAAAGTTGAATCTATGGAAGCCAAGATCGACAAAATGGAAAGCCAACTTGAAACGCTAATTGAGTTGGCCAACAAAGGGCGTGGTGGCTTTTGGATGGGCATGGTTTTTGTGTCAGGCATTTCTACTTTCTTTGGTTACATTTCCCATTACTGGTCAAAATGAAATGGACGATTGCGATTGTTTTAATACTTTCGCAAGCGTCATCTACTGAATACCGTTGTGTAAGGTGGGCATGGACGGGTGATGTTTATAACCGCAAAGTTGTTTGCCTACAGTGGGAAAAGGTTGTACGGAAATGATAGACCCCATAACAGCGCTAGAAGGGCTACAAACCGCCATAGGGCTTGTTAAAAAAGCAAGCAAGGTTGCTAACGATCTAGCGGGTCTGACCCCCATGATTGCCAAGATGTTTGACGCTAAAAGCGTTGCAACAAAGGCAATGGTTGAAGCTAAACGATCTGGCAACAAATCCAATTTAGGAACAGCGCTTCAAATTGAAATGGTTTTGGATGAGGCCAAACGGTTTGAGGCTGAATTGATGATGCTTTTTCAGGCTACAGGCCGAGCAGACGTGTGGCAGAAAATCAAAGAACGTCAGCAACAAATGGACATTGAAGATGCTCATTTAGCCCGTCAAGCTAAAGCTGATGAAAAAAAGCGCAAAAAAGATGAAGCCGAGCAAATGGCGTGGGCTATTGGCATTGTTGTAATTGTGATGCTCATTGGCGCTGTTGGATGGGGCATTGCTGAAATTTCAGAAGTTTGTGCAAGAATTCGGTGTGGTCGGTGAATGAATACCAAAAACAATTTGACTTGTTTCTTAAAGTCTTTGTCAGGCTTTGCATTGCTTGGTGGGTGCTTGGACTGCTCCGTTTCCTGCCAGATGAGTTGGCTGGGAAGATTGTCGATAAACTATTAGGGATGATTGGATTATGAGTGAGCCAAATGAAAAACACGCTTTGATTGAGAAGGTGGCGTTTGCCATCCTACCAATTTTGTTTACCTGTGTGGTGTACCTAATGAACTCACTTTCGCATTTGTCGCATGAAGTGACTGTTCTTAACAACAAGATTAGTTTGGTTGTTACTTCAGACAACAAACAAGCTACTAACACGGGTGCTGAGTTAGCCCGTGAAAAACTGCGTCAAGATTTGGAAAAAGAAATCCAAAAGAATCGTGACGATATCATGCACAACCGACAAGACATTGCTGTTATTTACGAAAAACTGGGGAAAAAATAATGCTTTCACTATTCTCAACGCTTGGCGGTCTGCTTATCTCAGGCTTACCAAAGTTATTAGAGTTTTTTCAAAACAAAGACGATCAACGACATGAATTAGCTTTAGCCCGTGTTCAAGTTGAGTTACAGCTACAAATGATGGCTCAAGGCTTTGCTGCCCAAGAGCGTATGGAGGAAATTCGCACAGATCAGATCGCCATGCAGACTGATGCCCAGATGACTGAGGCTGCTTTAAAACATGATGAAAAGATCATGGAAAGGGCAAGCACTTGGGTGGTTAATTTTGTAGGGACTGTAAGACCTATTGTGACTTACATCTTTATCTTTGAACTTTGTGCAATCAACGCATGGATTGCTTATTATGTTTACAGCAGACCTAGCTTAGTGACAAACATGGATGATCTGATTCGTGTTTCCGACATTATCTTTTCCTCAGACGAAATGGCTATGCTTGGAGGAATTATTGGGTTTTGGTTTGGCTCACGTTCATGGTCTAAGAAATGAAAGTCAGCAAAGCGGGTGAGGACTTGATGCACTTCTTTGAAGGGTACAGGAACAAGCCTTATCGCTGTTCTGCGGCCATTTGGACTGTTGGGTGGGGTCACGCTATGTACGCTGACCAACTAAGTCTACCAAACGTCCGCAAAGAAGGTTACACGGGGCTTATTAGGTCTGACTACCAACTAAAGGAAGGTGACAATCGTGTTTGGTCAAAAGAGGAACTGGTCGATTTATTCAAGATGGACATCAATACTTTTGAACGTGGTGTTCTTCGACTTTCTCCTGATCTTGCTAGTCATCAAAGTAAATTTGACGCTGTTACCAGTTTTGCTTACAACGCTGGTCTAGGAAATTACCAACGGTCAACCATTCGCATGAAGGTCAACCGTGGTGATTGGGAGGGCGCAGCTGAAGCCTTTATGAGTTGGACTAAAGCGGGCGGTAAAGAGGTGGCTGGTTTGGTCAAGCGCAGAAAAGCTGAAAAGGCTTTATTTCTTAGCTGACTTGATAAAAATACTAAAGCTGTCAATTGTCGTTTTGCCAAACGGAAGCGACTCTATGCGTTTTGCGTAATCGTCAAGGGCATCGTTCCAACCAGCGTCGTAAGCAGCACACACAGCGTCTATAGAGGTTTCTTGAGCGCCTGTCATGCGTAGCAAACTAATTAGATCGTCTTTGGTCATTTGTAATCCTTTGGTGTCTGCCTACTTTTTTAGAAATCCAACAAGATTGGCAAATCCATTTATGCCCCATGTCAATCCCCCCCTCTGGGGGTTTGATTTCCTCACACTTATTGCAACATTTTAATTTGTGGACAGGTTGATTGCCGTTTAATCCGATTGGATACATTGCCACTCTCTTTCGTTTCTGCCTGAATTTGATTTAACTGTGTTGCCTGTCAATTGGATAAGCCCAATGACTTTCATTTCATTTAAGCGCCTGGCCACTTGATTGGGGTCTAAGTCTGTACGGGCTGAAATCCCATCTTTACCCAAAGCACCGTGTTTTTGCAAACAATCCAAAATGGTCTGGTGGTGCTGAGACACAGCGTCTTTGATCGACTCCGCTGCCTCAAATGAGGTTACGGGGTCATTGGCTCTGACTCTTGGAAATTCGGGAAATATTCTGTCAAACATTCTTTTGTAGTCCATGATTGTTCCTAAAAGGTGGGGGTACTAACTGCTCGTCCGCAAGCTAGGATTAACCTTTGCACAGCTTTCCCCCCGTTAATCAAAATGGGATTTCGCCATCATCCTTTGGCAAACTTTGATGGTCTTTAATTGGTTGTTCAAATACTTGAAACCAACCTTTAAATCTTTCACCAACTGGTAGTGAATCTAATTTTATTGAGATTTTCCCCGCCTCATTGACAAATAATGTGCCGTGAGTTGTCCAAGCGGTTTTGGTTTTACCCTCTGATTCATATTCACGGGCAGCAAATTTAATATCAAGCATTTGTTTAGACATTTTTGACTTTCATAAGTT